GCTTGTTGAGGCTTTCGTAAACAATACGGACGATAAGAAGAAGCCAAAGACGGCTGAGCAGATCGCGCTGGATAAGGAAATGCTGCGCAGGCATGACCAACTCTTTGCCGATCAGTTCATGGAATTTAACGGAGTAAAGGTTAGCGCTACGCTGGCCGGTCAATTCGGGGTCAAGGTATCGCCGCCTGACAACGTGGATGATGAGGGTGATTTAGGAGGTAGCCAAGCATGAGTGAGAAAACGAGGGAAGAGACAATGCAGGACACATACAGAGCCGCCAGAGAGAGGCTAGGAAGGCCGTTTACGCCTCCGCAGGTGGTAATCCCCCGAAACAGCGTTCCACCGCCTCCTGACCCTTCCCTGCCGCCGCCAGCGGTGTTTGAGAAGCCCAAGCGGGCGCGGGAGAAGCCAACGCCAGGATCAAGGGCCGATATCATGGCTAGTATGGTCTGGTCAGCGCCAGTTTCAGTTCAGTGGAGTAACGAGGAATGACGGCAATGGCAGTGCCCACGATGGGCGAGGGAACTACAGGCAATACGGCGCACATCAACTATTCAACAGCCCTGCCTTTTTACAAGCGAACCAAAACGCTGGATGCCTATCATCAGCGGATAAAGGCTGAGGAGGCGGAGCGGGAACGCAAGAAGGCAAAGGCCAGAGCGAGGGCTGCAAAGAGACGCTCAAGGGCAGCGATAAAGATGAACCGGCTACGCAGGGCCATGATTATCCGCGAAATAGCCTCTATGGGCTTCTATGGCGCTAAGATTGCCCGTATGTGCGGCACAAGCAAAGAATACCTCTTGCAACTGCGCCGAGAGTTTAACGTCACCGTTCCCAAGCGCGGACGATACGATACGGATAAGTTCAGAGCGGTCCGGGCTGGTTATGAGGCAAACAAGTCGGCGCAACAGATCGCTTTGGAAGCGGGCATGTCTGAAAACGTAGTCAAGAACTACGCCAGTTTGATGGGCGTGACATACAAGTATGGCCGTTACACGTGGCGGCGCGGGTTCATTGTTCCAGAGAACCGTATGGCAGAATACCTGGAGGCGCGGCGTTGCGGGTGCACGATAAAGGAAGCGGGCAGAAGCTTGGGACTTATCCCGAGAGAGCAGGTGGTGACGCCATGACTGTCTCAGCCCTCTTGGCCCATTTGCGCAGGATCAAGCGTCAATCCACCCCCTACACCAGAATAAACCTAGAGGCATTTAGCCCGGATGATCGGAGGGCTATCAGAATAATTGGCCCATATGCAAATTAGGTGTTTACAGCATTGATGGATGGTGCTAACACTTAGTCATCAAACGGAGAGAGAAGATGACCTTTACCAAAAGCCACAACAAGGACAACACCGCCTATCTTGTTAGTTCCAAAGGCAAGCTAGTTGGTAAGGTAAGAAAAGTAGAAAGCTGGGTGGCGCGCGGCGGTCGGATAGAGTGGGAAGCTTACCGTGCTGGTGAGTATCTTGGTTCATTCGACACGCGCACCGACGCCGGAACTTTTCTGGTTAACCGGGCATGAAAGAAAAGCGTAAAGATATACGCAAAGGCAACCGCCATCGTCCGGGTTACATGACCGAGTACATGCGTGGATGGAGGGCACGAAAGAACGCCGAAAAGCTTTCTCCCTCATCCCAAGCCAAACCTAAATAACCCCACAACCGTCCTCTGGAGGGACTATACAAATGACCTTCGCAAATTCATGGTACGTGATACCGCTGTTTGGGCTTTTGATAACTAGCCTTGTCATGGTTTACGTTTCGGCAATTGTTGATCTGGCTAAAGCTATGCGAAAGCGTAATCAGTCATGAGGGCCGCGCTGATACTGCCGATCATCCCATTCCTAAGCGGATGCTTCCTTGACGATATCGAGGGAAAGAACCCCGGTAAAGATCATCAGCAGCGCATAGCGGCGTTAGAGGCAGGTATGGCAAGGATCACGCCTATAACCCCTCCACAGCCCTTTACTGTGGCTGCAATCACTACGCCAGCGCCTGAACCATGCTACCCAATTTTCAGAGTTAGGGACTGCCCATGACCATATCGGATAAAGAAATCGACGGACTGATCCGTTATGTCTCCGTGTTGCCCGACAAAGTGACAGTCAGCGCTAATCTTGTATTTCAAGTTGCCACCGAACTGCAGCGTCTTCGCGCCGACGCCGCTCTATCCCTCACGCCCGCTGCGCCAAGCAAGGTGGTGGATATGAGCACTCTGGCGCGAAAAGCGGTTGATCTCGGCGCGCGCCGGACAGGTTTCATGCAACACGCGGGAAATGAGTACGACGCCGCCGCCCATATCCAGGCACTCACTGCCAGCGCTTTGGGCTGGGAACATAACTGGCAATACGAACGCGAACGAAAGCTTGATGCAATTACCCGCGCCACCACTGCCGAGGCCAGCGTGAAGGTGCTGGAGTCGGCGCTGGAGAAGATCGCATGCCGTCATGTGACCGAACAGCCGCTGTGGTGGCAGATCGACGCCCGCACCGCCCTCAACCCAGAGGGGGACGGCGCATGAGAACCGGATGGCAACATATCGGGTTCGCCATCATCCTAGCTCTAGGCATTATCTGGATTATCGCAACAACAATCATAGAGGCTATGAAATGAGCACGGTAACTGAATGGATTGAACATGACGGCAAAGGACGGCCCAATCTGCCTCTTGGTACGTATGTTCATATTCGCACTCGTGAAGGCAAGGGGGAAGGCTGGGGGAGCGATCCTATTGAGTATTGGTCAGCCGATGACGGTGATCCGCGAGACTATTGGACAGCTAAGGGAGACCCGTTTGACATCGTGCTTTACCGTCTGGCAACAGCATCTAACGGACCTGAAGACCAATGACCCAGGACAACAAGCCCCGAGACTACCACTTCGGCACAGACATACCCATTCCAACCATGGAGGAGACAGAAATAGCACGATCTCGCAGAGGCGAGGATGATGAAGGCGCTGGGCTGCTGGTATTGATCCTCATATGCTGCCTTGCAGTGCTGATTATTATCGGTGCGCTTGTGTTCCAAGGGTGGAATTAGTATCATGCTTGAGTTCGGAAACTATGCGCTAAACCTTTGGCTTGGCTATGTTACTGAGCCCATTGATTGGGAAGCCAAGCGCAAGTCTGATGAGCAGCGCGTCAACCGATTGATTGCCATGGACTTAGAGCGCGCTAGGCTGAAACTGGAGAGGGAAGCCGCGAAATGAGTGAAGTTAAAGCAGTTCGATATCGCCAATGGTCAAGTAAGGCTGATACCATACTGAGAAAGGCGGATCTTCTTATGTCGGAGGTTATGACCGAACTTGGTGTTGATCATCCTCTGACAGATGAGGTTGATAACATCCTTGTCGCTGTAAGTGACACGCGAAACGCCTTGCGGCGCTACCCCTCCAAAGCCCAATAACCTATAACACAAAGGGTAGTTAGATATGAGCCAAGAGAACGAGGATCGAGCAAAGCGCCATATGCTGGCTGATCGTAAATCATTTGGTCAGGTGCCTAGCGAAGTTTCCAAGGAACGGATTGACAAGTTCTATCCAGAGTTTTGGGAAACTGGTAAGCTAACGCCGTCGCTAAAGGTTGTTAAGTAAATGGGAACAGGGCCTTACCAACATGCTAAAGGTGGAAAATCACCACATGCTGGTAGGCGCGTCGGTCTTCGTACCCACCCGAAGCGTCTTGCTAAAGGGTATTCGCCCGGATCTCGAGCCCCAGGCTATGGCCGCCTCTATCATTCCAAAGCAAAATAACCATAGCCATAACACATTATAAACTACCGGCTACCCATAGGATTAAGCACTACCACAGAGGGACAAGGGAAATGCGATACCGAATTGTCAAGCATGCGGATAATGACTACCACGTAGAGCGCAAGGTGTGGTTTGGCCTGTCGTGGGAACTGATGCACAGCACCCCAGGTTTCCCAACTGAACAGAAAGCCACCGACTACATTAGACGCTTCACAAACCCAGAAGTGGTTGCCTATTTCGATGATGACGGCAAGCCCAGTGTCGTATAAGACATGGCTTATGTGTCAAACGGTTAAGTGAGATAAACTACCATGGCAGGCGGTCGGCCCCCAAAAGAGAAAAGCTTCTACAACGCATTGAGCGTAGCCCTTAATCAGGTCAACGGCATTGATGAGGCCGGACAGCGCGTAACCAAGCTCCGCACAATTGCTGAGAAGCTGGTAACTGCTGCTGAGGCTGGTGAAAGCTGGGCCATCAAAGAAGTAGCCGACCGCATCGACGGAAAGCCCATGCAGGCTGTAGAGCATAGCGGCGATCCTGATGGCGCCCCGATCATGCATGAAATCGTCCAGCGCATCATTGATACTCATAAGTGACATCGCTTGAAGTCCTAGTCCCCCGCGCATTATCACCGCTCCTAAGCCCTGCTCGATACAAAGGGGCATGGGGCGGTAGAGGCGGGGCTAAATCACACTTCTTTGCCGAACAGGTTGTAATCCGCTGCTACCGCAAGGCCACGCGCGTCGTCTGCATTCGTGAAGTCCAGAACTCCATCAGAGATAGCGTTAGACAGCTTCTCATCGACAAGATCAGGAAGCTTGGCCTTGAATGGGCATTTGATGTTCTAGAGGCTGAGATACGTGGGCGCGTCGGCACACCCGCAGAGGGTAGCCTGATCGTCTTTCGCGGCATGCAGTCCTACAACGCTGCCAACATCAAGAGCCTTGAAGGCTTCCACGTAGCGTGGATCGAGGAGGCACAGACCCTAAGCCAGTACAGCCTTGACCTTCTGCGCCCAACCATTCGTTCTGATGGCTCCGAGCTGTGGTTTAGCTGGAACCCCAGGTTCAAGACTGATCCGGTAGATCAGTTCCTAAGACGCAACCCGCCACCTAACTCCGTAGTGGTGCAGGTCAACTGGTCGGACAATCCATGGTTCCCCGTCGAGCTAAAGACGGAAATGGAGCATGACTTCGAGACAGACCCCGACAAGGCCGAGCATGTCTGGAACGGAGCATACGGCGCCACACAGGGGGCGGTGCTTAACAAGTGGGTCAACAAGGCCCGCAAGGCAGGCCGGGTCACTAACAGCGCTGTATATGACCCCCAAGGCGCCCCGATCCGCATTGTCTCGGATATTGGCTACCGCGACACTACCGTATGGTGGTTCTGGCAACCCAAGCTTGGCGGTATTACGGTGTTCAAGTGTATCTTCGGCAATGGCATGGATGCAGAAGATTGGGCTGATGAGATTGCCAAGGTTTTGACTACCATGGGCGTATCAATGGATATGCTGGGAAAGATATGGCTACCCCACGACGCGCGGGTTAAAACCTTCCAAAGCAAATACTCAAGCCTTGAGCGCTTCATTGCCAAGTACGGCATGGCCAAGATGGGGATTGTGCCCATGTCCAAGAAGCACGACCAGATCGAGGCCGCGCGCTATATGATTGACCAATGCGAGTTCCATGAGACGGATTGTTCCGATGGTCTGGACGGGCTGGATGCATGGCACTTTGAGTTCAATGAGGAAACCCAGATATTCAGCAAAGAACCTGAGCATGATTGGTCGAGCCATTTTGGTGATAGCTTTGCCTATGCGTGTCAGGTAATGCAGGGCTTGAAGGTCGATCCTAAGCCAGAGGAGCCACGCAATCTGGTTATCCAGGCAGAGGGCACCAGCAAGTCCACATTGACCATGGATGACGCATGGACCACACAGACAACCGGAACAAGTGGCCGCATTTGACCTAAGCCGCAATTTTGAGTAATATTCAGCGGTCAACTTAACTTTGGAGATAAAACCCAAATGAACGAACATATTAAAGCTCTAGTCAAGAAATCCGCAGAAGCCAATTCAGCCCTAGAGGCTATGCAGTTCTCCCAAGCGGCTAACAATGCTGCTAATGCATATGCCGTCCTCGTATCCATTGATCCAGCAAACAATGCGGAACCCCCTCCACGCAAAGACCGTTGACCAGTAGCGTCCTAACAACGGAGACCTATCATGGTTGACTACAACAAGTTCCAGCACATCGTTACGGTATGGAAGAACGGCGATTACGAGCAGGCAGGGCTAGAGGCCAGCGCGGTCATTTATGCCGATCCTGATGAGCCTGACGAGGAAACCCGCACCCGTTTCATTTCCGAAGCCCCTGGTATTGAAGGCTACATCAAGCCCGAGAACAAGCCCGGCAAGGCCGACAAGGATGGCAACATTCACGATGAGCCGGTAATTAACCAAGAGCGCAGCACGAGCGGTCAGAATGCACCTATGCCTAAGGATCGTGCTGGACACGACGATAAGGGTAGTGCTAAGAAGTAAACGTTTCTCCCTGATCTTTACTGGCCTCAGCCTTAAACCGGCTGGGGCTTTTCTTTGTGTGCCGAAGCGGGTAGTATTGCGCATCGCGGCATAGGAGGTTGCGTCATGCCTCTGGTTACATCGGAAATCAACAATCTGGTTGCCGTCGGTTGGCAGGAATGGCCTGCATATCGTCGTGTCGTGGCTATTGGTCATAACAGCGACATTGATACCGGGCCGGAGGATATGTGGACAGGTGGCGGTCTTTATCCATGGATGACAGCATCGACTTCCCTTGAGATTGTTTCATCGTCAACAGCCGATACGGCGCTAGGGACGGGAGCCAGGACAGTCACGATCAATGGCCTAAACGACGCTTACGACGAAGTTAGCCAAACCGTTTCTCTCAATGGGACATCTGCCGTCTCTATCCCGACTCCTCTCTACAGGATTAATGGCGCCTTAGTGGTGACGACTGGCTCCGGGAACGTAAATGCGGGGACGCTGACAATCCGAGACGCAGGCGGCGGCACAACCCGCGCACTTATTTCTGTTGGTCACGGAACTACCCAGCAGAGCGAATACACTACGCCAGCAGGGTATACATTGCAGGTGATTACGCTTGTTAGTTGCATCAACCGGCCCACCAGCACCCGAGACGCCACGCTGGCAACTTACATAGCGAACCCTAACGGGAGCTACCGCCTGCCCTTTGAATACAGCGTAAATGGACAGCCATTTGCTCTGCCGATCCTGCCCGGCGTCATAGTTCCAGAGAAAACGGATTTTGGTATTCGCTGCACCTATGTTAGTACAACAAACACTGACATTACTGCTGCATGGATTGGCGTCATGAAGTTGAACGAAATCCCGGTCATTTAACGAAGTGGAATAGAGATTGCCCGCACTAGCGCCTTTTACCCCAGCCGGAACAGTCTCACTGGCCGTCACCGGGACTACAGCATCAGTCGCCCTATCCAAGTCGGGGCTTAATCAGGTGATGATTAGCAGTTTGTCGGCCAATGCCGTCGCTTTTCTAAAGTTTGGCACGAGCGCTGTAACGGCTGCTGTGACAGATACGCCAATCTTGCCGGGTACCGTGCAGGTATTCACCATCCCGATTGATGTAACCCATGTCGCGGCCATAGGGACAACGGCAACCACGTTATATTTTACCGTAGGAGAAGGCCAGTGATGCGGACGACCAGTTCTGTATCCAAGCCTATCTCGGGGGAACCGCCTTCTGGATTTACGGCTGTAAGCAGCATATTCCGCAAGGACATAACGTTTACAGCTGGGGCAGTCACAGCGCTTGTCGGGCTTGTATCCACTCAGGCTGTAACTGGGTTGCTGACCACTGATGCAGTCCAGGTCAATTGTACAGGCTTGATGACGTCAGGCGCCGTTATCGCCAATGCCCGCGTTAGCAGCACTGGAAACCTAGCTATAACGTTTGCAACTGCGGTTGCCGCTGGCGTTACCCTCCCAAGCCTAACCTATCGTATTACGGTGTTCCGTTAATGGTCGATACTCCAGACGCTGAGCCGACGACAGATCGCGATGATCAGGAATGCTGGTCACGCTGGTACGCTGAGGTTCAGCATAGCCAGAAGGATATCGTCTATACCCAATGGCTGGAACGTTCCAAGCGCATCACCGAACGCTATCGGGATGAGCGTAACCGAGCCTCGCTCAAGCTGCGCAAGTACAATGTCCTCTGGTCTAACGTTCAGACGCTCAAACCTGCCATCTATAGCCGGACGCCCAAGCCTATCGTTGAACGTCGGTTCATGGACAAAGACCCGGCAGCGCGTCTGGCCTCTACGGTTCTGGAGCGTGTGCTTAGCTTTCAGGTGGAGATTAGCCACTACCACGACCATGTGGACAAGAGCGTTAATGACTACCTTCTTCCTGGAATGGGACAGGTCTGGGTCCGCTATGAGCCTGAGTTTGAAACCGACCTGATCGAAGAAGAAAACACAGAGGTTGAGGACGAAGAGCGCGATCAGACTGCCGACGATATCCAGAATGAAGGCGACGGCGATGAGGCTTACGAAAAGCTGAGCTACGAGCGCCTGTGTGTCGATTACGTTTATTACCGCGACTTCTTCTGGGGCGCTGCCCGCTGCTGGTATGAGGTGCCTTGGGTAGCCCGTCGCACATGGATGACCAAGAGCGAGGTTGAGGAGAGGTTTGGCGAGGATAAGGCCAAGCAGATCGTTCTGGACTACACTCCCCAGCAAATGCTCACGACCGACAAGGAAGACAAGACGATCTCGTTTTTCAAGAAGGCCGAGATTTGGGAAATCTGGAACAAGGCTGATCGAACCGTCTATTTCATCGCCCCCGGTACGCCCGGTCTGGTGCTTGAGGAAAAGGACGATCCGCTCAAGCTAGAGAACTTCTGGCCATGCCCTGAACCGCTGTTTGCCACGCAGACTAGCGACACGATTGTACCTGTCCCAGACTATTATGAGTATCAGGATCAGGCGCAGGAGCTTGACGACCTGACGCAGCGCATTTCGATGATTACGACTGCCATTCGCGCCAATGGTGTCTATGACGCCTCACAGAAGGGCGTAGAGCGGCTGTTGCAGGAGGGCGTGGATAACAAGCTCATCCCGGTCGATAACTGGCCAGCGTTCACGGAAAAGGGCGGTAGCGCGGGCGTTATCTCGCTTATTCCCATGCAGGAGATTGCCCAGGTTCTGCTGTGGCTGTACGAGGCCCGTAATCAGGTCAAGGCCGACATGCAGGAAATCACCGGCATGAGCGACATTGTGCGTGGTCAGGGCAATCCTAACGAGACGGCAACAGCCCAGCGCATCAAGGGGCAGTTTGCGTCTTTGCGCTTGCAGGAACGTCAGGAGAAAGTTGCCCACTTCTGCCGCGATATTATCCGCATCATGGCCGAGATTATCTCTGAGGTGTTCGCGCCAGAGACATTGCTGGAAATGAGCGGCATGAGTGTCGAGTTCCGCGATGAGGTGGAGAAGGCTGGTCAGGCTGTACCATTGCCACCACCGCCCCAGCCTCAACAGCCCGACCCTAACATGCCGCCAGAAGTTGCAGCTATGATGGCGCAACAGGCCCAAATGCAGGCCCAGCAGCAATATCAGATGGCCGTCCAGCAGGCACAGCAAGCCAAGAGCCAAGAACTACAGGCTGAGTTTGACCGGGCTCTGGAAATCCTTCGTAGTGACAAGCTGCGTGGCTTCCGGGTTGAGATTGAGACGGATAGCACTATCCAGCCCGACGCCAGCGAGGACAAAGCGGCAGCTACCGAATTGTTTGCGGCTACCCTCCAAGGCTTGCAAAATGCTGGGGCTATCGTCATGCAGGCGCCCGAGCTTCTGGAGCCCATTGGCGATCTGCTGATGTTTACCTATCGCAAATTCCGCGTTGGTCGCTCCATCGAAAGCAGCCTTGAAGATGCGCTGACCCAGATGAAGGAGCGCATGGAAGCCTCAGCCAGTCAGCCCAAGCCGCCTTCTGAAGAGCAGGTCAAGGCCCAGGGCGAACAGGCCAAGATTGCCGCAGAGCTAGACCGCGACAAGGCCAAGTTCCAAATGGACATGGAAGCCAAGCAGGCCGACTTTGCCTTGCAGCAGCAGAAGAACCAGACGGAGCTAGACCGCGCCGCTGCGGATTTGCAGATCGAACGCGAAAAGCTGGACATTGAACGCCAGCGCATGGAAATGCAGCGGGTCAATGATATCGTCAAGACAGCTTCGGACTTGGAGCGGACGAATAACAAGGTTACACTCCAGCGCGAACAGCATGCTATGAAGATCGAGCAAATGAACCAACCGAAACCCGAGGGACGGTAAATGGACAAATGGCAGGATATGGAAACAGCGCCAAAGGACGGCTCTGAGTTCCAAACTTGGTCTGAACAATATGGCTGGGTTCCACGAGCACGTATTGTTAACGAGCGAATTGAAGAGTGGGACGCGGAGTATTCGTGGCAACACTATACGGCCATGGATTATCTGGGGTGGATGCCTCAGCCTGAAAAGCCGGAGGTGAGGTAATGGATATCGTTGAGAAGATTGCCGAGCGCTACTGGAATGCCTTCCGCAATGGCTTCCTTTCCGTTGGCGGTGATCGCTCCTACCCGCTGTGGAAGGAAAGCAATGATCCGGTCAAGATCGAAACCATGCGCTGCCTTCGTCATGGCCTAGAGGCTCTTAAGGGCCTGCCTGACGCCTGTTTCGTTGATGATGATATCGACCCAGCCGAGCGCAAGACCGTGGCCGCTATGAACCGTGGCAAGTTCGAGGCCGTGCTAGAGCGCGCATTCCCCGACAAACCATTGCGCCGCCGCGATACGCCTGAGACGGCAACGGAAGTGCGCTTGGCTCGCACATTGGGCAAGAAACGATGAGACAGCGTTACTGCCGTATCTGCAAAGGCTGGCACCCAACCGACGAATGGCCCCGCGAGTGCATTGAGCATTACGAGGCATATCTGGGCAAGAAGCGCAGCGACATTGGTTTCCCTGCCGTTCGCCGCGACCATATGGACGATCTGTGGCACCCTCTGGACGGCAACACTTACACCAGCCGGTCGGACTATGACGCAGTGACCAAGGGGCGCCCTGATGTGGTGGAAATTGGGAATGAGCGGCAACATATTACCGTTCCCGTTGACGACACAGTGAAGGACGATGTATTAGAGGCTATGTCTATGGTTAACCAGGGATACAAGCCGAACCTTTCCGAAGCAAAACTTTCCGGCGAAGGCTGGGTAGATTGAACCGAAACCCATAGGACAGCGGTAAATACATGAGCGAAGTTGACGGCGCTACACAGGTTGAGAATGCCACCATTCCAGAGGTGGACAATTTCCGTGCTGACGTAGAGGCGGCATACAAGGCCGTAGCGGAGAAATCCGAGACGCAAGAAGATACCCCGGCCCGCGATGCGACCGGCAAGTTTGCTCCCCGCGAAGTGGAGCCTCAGATCAAGGCGGAAGGCGCTGAACCCAGCGACACGCCCGAACCAGTTACCGATGCGGACCCAGCCCAGGCAACGGAACAGCAGCCCTCAAAGGCTATTGAACCCCCTAAAGGTTGGTCGGCTGACGCGAAGGCCAAGTGGTCTACTCTCGATCCTTCCATTCAAGCGGAAGTAGCGAAGCGAGAGGCAGACATTGACAATGGCGGGCGTCAGTGGTCCGAGCAGAGACGTGCCTATGATGAAATGCTGACCCCTGTAAAGGGGCTGGCACAGCGCAACGGAGTACCAGAAGGCGAAGCGCTCAAACGCTTGGTCGATGCCTCCGAGTGGTTGGAACGGGACCCCAAGTCCTTCCTCCAGTCCTATGCGCAGCATTACGGCATTAACCTCACAATCGCAGAACAGCAAAACCCTCGGCCTCAGTCTCAACCTGACCCGTACATTGCCAAGCTGCATGAAACCGTTCAGCGCATTGAAGGAACTCTTGCCTCACAGCAGGAGAAGGAGATTAACTCCGTTATCCAGACATTCGCTTCGTCTCCCGGCCATGAACATTTTGACACTGTTAAAGTCGAAATGGGACGCCTTATGCAGATTGACCCGTCGCTGTCTATGGACGACGCTTACGACAAGGCAATCTGGTCTAATAAGGATATTCGGGCCAACCTTCTGGCTGCTCAGGCTCCCAAGCCTGATAGCCGCGACAAGGATCGTCAGCAGACGGCAAAGGCCAAGGCCAGCGCTGTGTCTCCCAAGGGCTCAGGCCCAACAGGCGGCGTGACGGCTCCAAAGAAGGAATATGACGATATACGGTCGATTGTCGCAGACGCATATTACGGCAGGGCGTGACGGAGGCTCTTAACGGAGCCCTTAAATGGCATTCCCCAATCCCGACATTGGCGACATCATCGCCACGACTATTGAAAATCGTTCCAAGAAGGCTGCGGACAACATCACCCGCCGCAATGCCCTTCTCAACCGCATGTCCAAGCGCGGCACGGTAAAGCCATTCTCTGGCGGCACCAAGCTGTTCGAGGAAATCGAATACGCCCAGAACTCCACTGTCCAGTGGTATTCGGGCTATGAGCAGATCAACGTCGCGCCCAGCCAGACCCTGACTGCCGCTGAGTACCCGATCCGTCAGGCCGCTGTGGCTGTGTCGATTTCGGGTCTTGAGCAGCTCCAGAACGCTGGCCCGGAACAGATGATTGACCTCATCGAAAGCCGTGTGAAGAACGCTGAAAACACGCTGATGGCGCTGATTTCGCAGGCGCTCTACAATGACGGCACTACCCCCAAGGCTATCGGCGGTCTGCGTCAGCTTGTGGCTACCAACCCTCTCAACTCGGTTGGCGGTATCGACGGCAATACGTGGGAATTCTGGCGCAATATCACTTACGGCGCAGTGACCAACGGCGGTGCAGCTACCACTTCGGCCAACATTCGCCGGTATATGGACGCGATCTACCCACAGCTTCTGATGGGTGATAACTCCAAGCCCGATCTGATCGTTGCCGACAATACGATGTGGACGTACTTCAACGAAAGCCTACAGCCGCTCCAGCGCTTCCAGGATGCGGACATGGCCAATGCTGGCTTTATGAACCTGACCTATATGGGCGACATTCCTGTTGTGCTTGACGGCGGTTTCCAGGGTTACAGCACTGACGTTGTTGGTGTCGGCGGTGTTCCCACCGGCTTCATGTACTTCCTCAATACCAACTTCCTCAAGTACCGCCCGCACCGTGACCGTAACTTCACCGCCTTGAACCCTGATCGTTATTCGATCAATCAGGACGCTGTCGTTAAGCTCAACGCATGGGCAGGCCAGCTTACTGTCAGCAACCGTCGCGCTCAGGGTGTTCTGTACCCAACCTGATAGTTGGGCGCATGACATTCTGACATTCAAAGGAAAACACTATGGCAATCCCATATTCTACCTCTAATGCGGCTGGTATTAATCTGTCCGCAACCTACACGCCCACCACTACCGGTTATGCTCAGGACGTTACTGGCCTTGCCCCTCCCGTCCCGGTCGGCACTATTGTTGACGCTACTGATGGTTCCAAGTGGGTCATGTGCCTAGTTGGTACGGGCGGCATTACCGGTCTTGGCTTCGTCGTTGTTGTTGACGAGGACTTCGGCTGCGTAATGATGAGCAACAGTGTTGGTGCCCTTGGCGATGCCGTTGGCGTTGCTGTGGCCACTGCTGCTGTAGGCGATTATGTCTGGGTCCAGCGGTTCGGCACTTGCGATGCACTTCAGGTACTTGCTTCGGCTAATCCTAACGTTCCTCTGGCCTCTACGGTCACTGCGGGCGCCCTGGATGATGCGGTGGCTACGCCTACCAAGAACATCACTGGCGTTGTTCTCACGACTGCCCGCGCCGCCTCTCAGGGCAATGCCCCGGCATACCTGAATTGGCCAGTTGTCGGCACAACCAACTAATCTGGCGGGAGGCAATAACGCCTCCCCCTTTCATTCATAGGACGGCATAACATGGCGGAAAGCGCAAATTGGATGGATATGGAAGGCGCCCAGAACTCTGGGGGTCTTAATGTCCAGTTCTATCGCGGAACCAAGCGAGACGTTTTTAACTCTACCCTGCAAGGGCTCCCTCTCGACGTTGGTATTGATTACGTGAAGGTGTCCAATGCAGGCGAGAAAGATAACGTCATCCATGAGGTGAACGAGCTTCACAAGCGGCGTTGGCCGGAACAGTGGCGAGCATATCAGGAAGGCCGGGCGCAGATTGCGGACGGTACGCCCATGGATATGCTTTTCCCCGGCAATCCCGAGATTGTCTCGACGCTCAAGGCAAACAACGTTCACACCATCGAACAGCTTGCCGACTACCCTGATAGCAGCCTGACGGCGTTTACCCCAACGTGGAAGGCCAAGGCCCAGCAGTTCCTCAAGGGCAAGGTGGATAACCGCTTCCCAGAACTTGAGGCGAGGGCACAGAATGCAGAGGCACGGCTTGTCGAAATGGAAGCCATGATGAAGCAGCTTCTGGCCTCACAGGGAAGCGTTAACAGCGCCGATCAGGTAGAAGTCGCCAATATCGTTCCCGTCGACCCGGAGCAGCCACGACGCGGCCCCGGTCGCCCTCCTAAGACCCAAGAGGACTAACCATGAGCCTTTCAACTGATCTGATGGGCGTAGGCATGCCAAGTGAACAGGCCATTCGGCTTGGCACTTCTGCGCTTACGACCATTGCGGGTGTTGGTACTGCCCAGAGCGGCGGCGCTGCCATTCCCGTACTTGTCAACAACGTGCTTGCTACTACGGCTGGCGGTGCCACTGCATTCGTCCTGCCATCAACTGCTGAGATTGACGTCCCCTATTCGGTGGTCAATTCCAGCGCGACAACTGCTCTGGTTTATCCGCCCACCAGCGGTACGATCAATGCAGCTGCGGCTGATGCTTCGGTTTCCATTGCCCAGAACCTTGGGCGGATTTTCATCCGCAAAAGCTCGACGCGCTGGATTTCGTTCCTCACTGCCTAAATAGATCGGACGCGCCATGCCGCTTACCTTGCTCCAGATTGCGCAGCGTGTCGTCAATGAATTGGGCTTGCCCGCCATTGCGACCGTTGAAGGCAACCAAGACAATACGGTGCGTCAGATCAATGCTCTGATTAATCGATCCGGGGATAACATCTATCAAGAGTATCCCTGGATCGTTTCACAGGACTACCACATTGTGGACATCGGAGCCCCCATCATCACGACAGGTGATGTCGTGTCCGGCTCTACAACCATCACGAATATACCATCTACAGCAGGAATTGTTGCGGATCAGTTTGCCATTACCGGCGATGGTTTCTTGCAGTCCACGCGCGTTCTAACTGTAGTCGATGCTAACACCATTATTATTGACCAGCAGCCAACCGTCACCCAAATTGGTATGGAGTTGACGATTGCGCGGGACACGTATGCCGTCCCGGCTGACTTCAAATGGTTTGCCAATATGACCATGTGGGATCGAACCAACCACTGGCAGTTGATTGGCCCTATGTCGCCGCAGGCAGACCAGTGGTTGCGCTCAGGCATCGTCCCTACAGGCCCAAGGCGTCGCTGGCGGCAGGTTGGTACAGAGCCAGTCAATTGGCGCCTATGGCCCGCTCCTACGGCTTCCAATGACTATCCCGCGACCCTGATATTCGAGTACAATAGTAAATATTGGGCTTCGAATAATGCTGGAGTACGCCAAGAGGGCCTGACGCAGGACACGGATTACGCCGTCATTGATGGTCAGGCCATTGTTCTCGATACCAAATGGCGCCTGTGGCAAGCCAAGGGATTTGAGTACGGCGCCTTGCAGGCCGAGTTCAAGGATTATCTTGATCGTTTGGCTGCTCGTGATGGCGGGTCGCCTGATTTGTCCTTGGCCAAACGGAAAGGTAACTTCTACCTGCTGAACATGGAAAACGTTCCGGACGGCAACTGGCCTGGAGACGGAAACCCATGAGGCTTACCGCTCAAAAACGCGGGATGGTTCGGGGTGCTGGCACGACTATCGCCGCCCCCCAGACTATTCAGGGCGCCAGCTTCCCTGCGCCTATAGGCGGCTGGGACGCGATGAACCCGCTTGCCAACATGCCAGAACAAAACGCTGTTCAGTTGATCAACTTCTTTCCCCAGCCCGGCTATGTCGAGTTGCGCCGTGGGCATATGATCCATTGCGATACCGGAACAGGCTTGCCCGTTGAAACGGTAATGGGCTACCAAGGGACAGGAGCGCTGACCCAAGTGCTTTTTGCTGTCTCGGATGGTGATGTGTTCGACGTTACCACTTCCCCAGCCGTGATGACGACTGTAACCGGGCTGCTTAGTGATCGTGTGCAACATACCATGTTCGCCAGCGGCGGCGGCAATGTGTTGTGGTGCTGCAATGGCGAAGATGTGCCGTTCTACTATGATAGCACCGGAACATGGACAGATACGGCTATTACCGGCATCACATCGGGAAACCCGCAGGACATCGTTCAGGTAGCCATATACCGCAACCGCATCTGGGGCGTTCTCAAAGACACGACCGTTGCGGTTGTCTTGGGCGTCGATAGCATTACCGGGGCGATCACCACGGAATTTGATGTCGGGGGAGTGTTCCCGCGCGGTGGCTATCTACAGGCCATTGCAACATGGGGCACTGACGTAAACAACGGCCCTAACGAGTTCATAGCCTTTATATCGTCATATGGCGATGTTGCGATGTACCTGATCACCGATGTGACGGATGCGGCTGGTATTCAGTATCTTGGCACCAGTCAGATCGGTTCCCCCATTGGACGGCGCTGTGTGTGCCGTGTCGGTTCGGACAGCGCTCTGGTGACCATTGACGGTGTAATCCCGCTGTCCAAGATCATCAACTATGACCGTGCTGCCATTCAAAATCAGGCTCTTACGTCTAACATTCGCACTGCCATGACAGAGGCAGCGCAGCGCCAATCGACGTTCTTTGGCTGGCAGCTTGTGTCCTACGCCCGCAATACCATGGCCATTCTTAATGTCCCGGTTGCTGAGAATGAGGTTCAGGATCAGTTCGTAATGAACACGGTAACGGGCGCATGGTGCCGCTTTACTGGCCAGAATGCCAATTGTTGGGAAGTGTTCGACAATTTCGCCTATTTCGGCGGAAATGACGGCGTTGTCAGGCTGGCCGATGTGGCAAGCGGTGATGAGGATCAAACGCTGGAAGCGGACATGCAGACTGCGTTCAACTATTACGGCATGCGTGGACGGCTCAAGCAGTGGGAAATGATCAGGCCATTGATTACGATCAATACCGCATTCCCGACGACACCGTTTATTGGGGTTAACGTAGATTTCGGGTCTAATGCCGTCCTGAGCCCAATCCAGTTTACCTCTGCTGATCCGGTAGCGATATGGAACGATCCTGGGACGCAATGGGACGTAGCGCAATGGCCCGGCGATGTTCAGTCCAGCGATTGGGCTTCGCTCAATGGGCTTGGCTATTGTGCATCGGTTCGTATGACCGTATCCATTCCTTGGAGTGCCAACCTGGCCACACCGCGAACCCTTCGGTTCAATAGCTTTGACGTGCTTCTAGAGGCCGGGGGCTTCCTTTGATGCACCACATACTCTTAGGCGAGCGCATCGTTTTAACAAGTTCCATGTCAGGGCAACCCGGCATTGAATGCACGTGCTGCCAGACTTTGCCTGCACATATAGACCATATAGAAGATGAGTTCAGGCCATATTTATGGCCGAGAGTTGTCAAAGACACGCCTGTAGCGCGCTCATTCAAAAGCGCAAGAACTATCTCTTCGTTGAGCTTTGACAAGTGGTTTCGACTGCCAACGCGTGTGTTTTTGGGCGGATTGACGTGTCGGTTACGAGACATCGCGTCCTTGACGTTATCGGTATAGGAGCCGGGACGAAGATGATTTGGGTTTACGCAAGATCGGTTATCGCAAGAATGCAGCGCCAGCATCCCCTTTGGGATGGGCGCGCCAAGCTTGAGTTCAAGCGAAACCCTATGCGCGCCAATCGGCTTCAAGGCGGCAGTGTAGTATGCCCCGTAGCCATTGGAATGATGGCCTCGCTTCCAGTTCCAGCATTCGTATGGAGCCCCCCTGTCGTATCCGCTCTCAAAGCGCAGTATGTCTTCATCGGTGAATTGATGCATCTGGTATCCCCTAGTTCATATGTTCTAATACCAGACTATTGGAACGAACACAAGAGTACGTTCATATGAAGGCATGGGTTCCCGGTCATGATCAGGCAGTTGCGGAGTGGGCTTCGGCGCGAACAGGCTTCAACTTCTTTGCCATGTACTCCGCTTTTGGTATTGTCGGGGACGATGGTACATTGGAAGGCGCGGCCATCTTTTCGGACTATTACCCAGGTGGAAACGTTGAACTGACCTATGTTGGGGCGGGCACATTAACGCGTGAAGTCATCAAGCAAATCGGGTACTATGCTTATCAAACGCTAGGCGTCTCTCGCATCACTGCCAAGACCCAGCGCCGGAACGCAACAGTATGTCGCTTGCTGCCGAAAGCCGGTTTCGAGTTCGAGTGCATCCAGAAACGGTACTATGGACCGAACAAGGATGACGACGCAGTTGTGTATTCCCTCCCGATCAAGCGGGCGGAACGGTGGCTAAAGGGAATTTATAATGGGTAGCGGTCCAACACCTCCAGACGCTAATCAGGTCAATCAGCAGCAGTCGCAGAGCAATAAGGATACTGCCATTGCGCAGCAGAACCTTAGCCAAGTTGATCAGGTTACGCCCCTCGGTAGCCAAAAGTATACCCAGATCGGGACTAACGCTGATGGTACGCCTAAGTACCAGCTAACCACCTCTTTTAGCCCAGAGCAGCAGACCCTTTACAACCAGTCTAACGCCAACCAACAGCAGATTGGGCAGATTGCCCAGCAGCAGGTCGGCCAGTTGGGTGGGCTCCTGGCACAGCCCTACAAGGATTATTCGCAGGACCGTCAGAAGGTGGAAGATGCCCTTATGGGGCGCCTGAATACACAGTTTGATAAGGACCGTGGAAGCCTTGAACAGTCCCTGGCCAACAAGGGTATTAAGCAGGGCTCAGCGGCTGCTACCAATGCCTATGGCGACTTCAACCGCAGCGTTGCCGAAGGGCGAACCAGCGCTATCCTTGGCGCCGGTCAGGAGCAATCCCGCCTTTCGCAGCTAGAAATGGCGCAGCGAGGCCAGGGGATCAACGAGGTTCAGGCCCTTATGGGTGGGTCACAGGTCCAGATGCCCACGTTTGGCCAGACGCAGGGCGCGGGCATCGCGCCAACTGACGTTAGCGGGAATATCTACAATTCCTACAATGCCCAAAAAGAACAAGACGACAAGTTCTGGAATGGTATGGGTTCTGTCGGCAGCGCTCTTGGCGGCTGGGCATTTTCAGATGAACGCCTAAAAACCGACAAGGAAAAGATTGGCGAGACACCGGGCGGCGTTGGCGTTTACAACTACCGCATGAAGGGTTCGCCGGTTCAGCAGACAGGTTTCATGGCTCAAGATGTGCGGCGCAAGCAGCCTGAGAACGTCACCAAGACGCCTTCCGGTTTCCTAGCTGTTCGCTACCCAGGGGTTAGATAATGGCTTTTATTCCCATCCCTATCAGTGCAAATTCCGGCTCGTATACTCCGGGAACGATTGATGCCCGGCGCAAGCTTGCTCAAAAGCTAATTGATGGTCAGGTCAAGGATCAGGGCTGGGGTGGCGCGCTTGCTAATACTCTCACTGGTGCGCGCTCGGGGTTTGAGCAGGACCAAGCCGCGCAGCAAGAGGCCGAAGGCACCGCCCGTTCTAGCAGGTTGTTTGCGGATGCCTTGTCTAGTGACAACCCGAACATGCAAGTTCTTGGGGCTGCCGCTGCTGATCCGTTCATTAGCCAAAACCAAGGCGCTATCGTTAATGCCCTTATCGGTAGAAGCGATCCCATCAATCAGCTCGCTCTAAAACAGGCGCAGCTTAACTATGATCAGGATTTGGCTGGTGTCGGCTCTGACGCTTCGATGCCCTCTAATGTGCAGGAATGGCAGTATTACAGCCAACTTCCACCAGATGAGCAGTCGCAATATCTGACCATGAAGCGGTCTAATTCGCCTCTGAACATTGGAACTGGATTTGTTACGCAAGACCCAGCCAATCCCGGTCAGATCATGGGCGAGGAAATCGCCATTGACAGTTTTAGCCCAGCGCAAGATGCCGCAATTGGCAAGGTCATTGGCGATGCTGCGGCTACGCGTATTCTTGAACTACCAAAGGTTCTTGCCCAATCGGACAATATGATTGGCTCTATCGATGGTATTTTGAACGATCCGGCGCTAGACAGTTCAACCGGCTGGCTTTCGTGGATGCAGGGCGTTCCTGGCAGCGAGCAGTACCGGTTTGGTCAGCGCGCTTTACAGCTTCAAGGTCAGGCATTCTTGCAGGCATTTGAGAGCATCAAGGGTGCAGGTCAGATTACCGAAGTTGAAGGTGCGAAGGCTACGCAGGCTATCGGCAGGCTGTCTACAGCACAGAGCCCGGAAGATTATCGTCAGTCTCTATCCGAGCTAAAGGGTATCATTGAAGCCGCTAGGCAGCGAACGCAAGACGCGGCTCGCTCCGTTACGTTGCCTCCCGGTTCGGCTATTCAGCCTACGGGAATGCCTCAGCAGGGCGCTCCACAGGGCGGCGGTGCTGTTGATTGGACTTCCATCGATTGGGGGCAGTAATGCCAGTTATTAAGCTGCCAGATGGTCAGGCGGTAAACTTCCCCGATGATATGCCTATGGAGGAAATCAAGGCTCTTATCGAGCACAAGTTTCCTAACGAGGTGGCGCAGGCACGCCAGAGCGCTCAGGGAGGGCAGTCACAGCCGATGCAGGCTGCTCCTGCACCACCCCCCCAAATGCAGCCAGAGGCAACCCAAGCGCCCGCACAACGCGAGGGCCTGTTCCCTCAGTTTGCATCCGGCATGACCGAAGGCGCTGCCAACTTCCTAAGCCTCCCTAACACGGTGGAAATGGGCCTGCGGTCTATTGGCCCCGCTATCGGGAACGCCATGGGCGGTGGTTTCGCATATCCAGAAAGTTCCATGCTGCCAGATGCTGGAGCCAGCCTGCGTAGTTTTGCCGATAATACCGGCGCAATGACCGAACCGACAAATGACATGGGTGGCCGAATGGTCCGCCGCATTGGTCAGGAAGTCGGCGGCAACATCGTGCCTATGGCCAGTACTGCTGGCGGCCTAGGCAGAAAGGCAGCGGAACTTGGACTTACGCTCGCTTCTGGGTCTGGCGCTGCTATTGCTAACCAGCTTGCCCCTGATAATCCTATTGCTGACATGGCTGGTCAAGCTGCTGGTTTTGCTACAGGCGCTGGCGCATTGGGCTTGGGTCGTAAGCTGATCACGCCAAACCCAATTAGCCCAGACCGGGCCGCTATGGTGGCCGCGCTCAAGAATGAGGGCATTGACTTAACTGCTGGCCAAACAACCGGTAGTGAGCGCCTAAAGGCTATGGAAAGTGAACTAGGAGGCAACACTGCCGCGACGTTCATGGACAAGCAAGGCGACCAGTTCACCAATGCGGCGCTTGACCGGATCGGCGTAACCGCCCCACGCGCTACCCCGGAAGTGCTGGACAGGGCATACCGAAACATTGGTAGCGAGTTCGACCGTTTGGCGGCTAGTAGCTCTGTTCCCGTAGATCAGGCGTTTGTTGGTGATCTGAACAATACGGTAGCCAGCTACCAGAACCTGCTCGAAAGCAATGCTGCCCCTGCGGTTCAGAACTACATAGACGAGATTTTCGACCATGCGGCTAAGAGCCCTGCGGGCCAGCCGATGTTGTCTGGCGATCAATACCAGTCGCTGCGGTCGCGCATTGGCGCCGATATGCGCCGCACTACCAGTCCAGCCCTGCAAGACGCGCTAGGCGATATCCAGAGCGCTTTGGATGATGCTGTGGAGCGGTATCTGTCTGTTGCCTCCCCTGATGACATTCCCGCGTGGAAAGAGGTCAGGAACCAATACCGTAACTTCTTGGTAATTGAAAAGGCTGCGGCTGGTGCTGGCGAAAAGACCGCTCAGGGCATTCTAAGCCCCGCCCAAATCCGTAATGCCATCGTTCAGCAGAGCAAGCGCGGATATGTACGCGGTATGGGTGATTTTGCTGATTTGGCTAGAAACGCCACAGCTACAATGACACCCCTACCAAATTCGGGGACAGCGCAGCGTACTGCCGCGCAAAATATCGTTGCCAGTGTCCCCACGATTGCGGGCACGTTGATGGGTACGGCGGTTGGCGGCGGAAATCCTTACGCAGCTATTGCAGGCGGCGTGGCTGGTGCCGCAATCCCAAGACAACTTGGCAATGCCATTCTAAGCCCTGTTGGCAGAAAATACCTGACCAACCAGCTAATTCAGCCCGGCCCCGGCTATTCCGGAAATGTCAATAATCTTCTAGCCCGCGCGCTTACTGCTCAGGGTGGTAATGATCAATGACCAAGCCATCCCAGAACGGTCATTACAGCTTCGCCAGTGTACCAGCCTTGAGCGCCTGCGATGACGCTGATAACAGCCCACATCGACAGATAGAACACCCAATCGCCTACGGTTTTGACTTCCATGATTTTACCCTCCAGAGTTTTGGCACTATCCCGCAACACGTAGGTTACGTCAATGGCCGATGAACTGACGCCGTATCAGCGCGACATTCTCATCAAGACAATCCTTGGCGAAGCGCGCGGAGAGGGCACTACCGGCATGGCGGCGGTGGCTCACAATATCCTGAACCGCGCCAAGTCTGGTCGTTATCCTAGCGATCCTGCCGAAGTGGCTTTGGAGCCAAAGCAGTATTCCACCTGGAACAGCGGCGAAGGCGGGAATAATCCCGGCCAATTCAAGCCCGGATCAAAAGCCTATGAAACGGCTGCTCAGGTGCTGGAACGAGTTGTCGGCGGGGAAATCCCCGACATGACGGGCGGTGCATTACAGTATCACGCCAAGAGCGTAACGCCATATTGGGCTGATGAAGCCAACACGAATGGTTCACTCAGGGTTGGTAATCATGTGTTTTATCCAACTCACCCTGTTCCTCCTGGCGATATTCCAAACACGGTAGGTACTCAGCTAGACGTTCAGCGAACAGCCCCCACGCCTGCACAGCAATCCTTGCCAATGACAGCGCTAAGAGCCAATACGAGCCCTGGCGGCGGCAATGACGCACTCCAGGCCGCACTCAATCGTATGGCTACGGTAAAGGGCAATCAGGTCACGCCAGCCGATGCCTTTGACCGGGTAACAGCACGTAACAAGGCGCCTGCTTTCTCAGCCTCCGACATGACGCGGGGCAGTGAGCCGCAAACCCGCAACGTCGCCACGACCATTGCAAGCATTCCAAGTACGCAACCTGCTAGTGCTTCTGACATGGTTAGGGGCCGCAGCGGCATTAGCACGGTTGCGACCATTCCCAGCGTTCGCCCTAGCGCTTCCGACATGGTGCGGGGGCGCAGTGCTTCTCCGTCTACGCAGTCGCTCCTATCGCCCGGCGCTGTTGATGCGTCTGTGACCAGTCTAAAGACTGATCCGGCACTTGATGCAGCCATGAAGCGTTTGCAGGCGCAAAAGCAGGCTGTTGCATCCGACAAGGTACGCGGCAATGAAATGCAGACGCGGGAAGTAGCGCAGACCATTGCGACCATTCCCAGCAAGCCGCAGATCAGTGCATCGGATATGGCGCGCGGCAACTCGCTCAATACGCCAGCAGTGATGACCGAAAGGGACATTGGTGGATGGGGCAAGAGCCCGTCCGGCATGGTGTTCAACAACGGCGCGCCTGTTCCCGAACGTCTGCTTCCGCCCATCAACAATTCGGCTCCAGAGCGTCTAACGGCGCAGGCAATGGGCATGAATGCACAGACCGGCCTTCCAACCTTCGGGATTGCCAGCCAGTTGCAGAAGGGTGCGCCTGCCATCCAAAGCGGCGGCGTTTCGCGTGATGGCCTGACCAATCGGCTTATGGGCATGAACACGCCGTCAATGCAGTCTGCGCCGGTCACGGCGGCCCGTATAGCGCCATCGCCTATGATGAGGCAACAGCAGCAGGTTCAGACCGCGAGGCCCGTCCAGACGCTTGCCCGCGCCCTACAGGCCCCCACGCGCATTGTGATAAATGGCGGAAATGTTCAGTCTCAACAGGCGCCTATTATCGGCACGGCAACCGGACGCGCCTATGTCCCTGGCCAGCAATATCAGACCTCGCACGGCACGGTTACGGCCTCTGGAGGCGGCTTCATTGATGACAGCACAGGCAAGAGTTCAGGCCATAATACCTATGGCGGATTGAAGTATGACCCTGATGGTGGACCCTCTGGTTCAGGTGGTTATGTTCGTGTTCGTTAACTCTATGAATAATGGCCGAACGGCTGTAGAATTGAAAGCAGGTTTACAGATGACGGATATTCACGATGCCTAGGTCTGGCGGCGGCACTGGCCCATACCAACTTCCTGCGATTTATCTTGCCATCCCCGGCACGACCATTCTTGCCACTCAGCACAATACGCCGCTGGAGGACATCGCCAACGAGTTTAACCAGCCGTACCCGATTGCGTATGGCGGTACGTTTGGCGATACGGCTGTAACCGGCGCGGATAATCTCAGCACTAATGCCACGGTAGCATCATCGACAACCACTGATCTTGCGAACGCAACGGGCGTCAATGTCACTATCACTGGCACGACGACTATTACTGGATTGGGCTCTACGGCGGTTGCCGGGGCCAAGCGGTGGGTGACGTTTTCCGATATTCTAATTCTGACGCACAACGCTACGTCTCTCATTCTGCCCGGTGGAGCCAACATCACGACTGCGGCGGGTGACACGGCACTGTTTGAGAATGAGGGTGGCGGAAATTGGCGCTGCTTGTTCTACACGCGCGCTACCGGATACCCGGTTGTTATTGACCCCAACATTGCTTCTACGGTCGATACCCGCCGCCAACGCATCGTTAATGGCGACATGCGGGTGTCTCAGGAAAACGGCACAACGTCAGGCACGACTAACGGTTATTACCCTGTCGATCAGTGGGCACAGTATCGCGTCACTTCGGCAGGTACGCTTACCGTTGCTCAGGTGGCCTCTGTAACGCCCGCTGGCTCCCCTAATCGCCTCCGCGCCACCGTAACCGTAGCAGACGCCACTCTGGCCGCTGGTGAGTATTGGACGCTAACGCAGAACCTTGAGGGCTCCAACGTTGCCGACTTCCAGTATGGCGGCGCATCAGCAAAGGCTGCCGTGCTGCGCTTCGGTTTCAAAGGCCCGGCTGGCACTTATGCGGCTCGTGTCGGCAATAGCGCGGCTAACCGTTCATTCGTAGCCCTCTTTACCATCACAGCCCCGCAGGCCAATACCGATACCGTCCAGACGATTGCCATCACAGGCGATACGACCGGCACATGGCTTACGGCGGATGGTGTGATTGGCATTACGCTGGAAATCGTGTTGGCTTGCGGTTCCACCTTTCAGGGAACTACAGGCTGGCAGTCTGGGCTTATCCTTGGCACCAGCGCTGTTACCAACGGCATGGCAACGGGCGGGTCAGTGTTTGAGCTGTTTGACGTTGGCCTCAAGCTCGATCCTGACGCTACCGGCGTTTATGGGGTTTTTGAGATTGGGTACACGGATGCGAAGTTTTACCCGCGTAGGTATTGGAGGCTTGAACAGTCTGCGTATTATGGGTCCGTCGATATTACGGGTGGCCAAGGCTGTCATTCTCAGTACGAAATGGCCAAAATCCCAACTGGAGCCTTTGTCTCTAGTGTCACTGCTGGTGGTTTCCCGGCAACCGCTGGGTTTTTTCTGGATATTTCAGCAATTGGGGCGACGTATTTCAAGGTTGCGAACATATCTGCATCAAATCAGGCATTCGTTGATATCATATCATTTAACGCGAGGCTCTCATGATCTTTGGCTGTAACTCTGGCAGGATGGCGTGATGGCATTGCATTCGCCATCAACGCTGAAAAAATCAGATCAAGCATACCTGTCCCTCCGTTCGTCCGAGAGTGGTCCACCCCATGGGCCTGTTGAGACAGAGGCATTCGAGTTCAAGGGCGATCTGGTTACCATCACAGCCATTGCACCAAGTGGCACGTATTCAGGGTATTTCCGCGTTGACAACGGATTGCAGCGCCCCATGACTTGGGTTGCGGCTCCTGACATGTCCTACCCGTGCGTCCATGTCGAAGATGGCATTGTGTTCGTATATGGCAGCAGCCTTGACCATCAGCGTATTTTGATGATGTGGAGTACTGATCTGGTCAATTGGTCCGCGCCAGAGGTCGTGTTTTCTGCAACGGCTGGCATGGGATTTTATAATACCTCTATCGCCAAGCATACCATGTCGGGCACTTACCGCATGGTTGTGGAAACGACCGACCCGGCATACCCATCTAATCCATTCGTCCTTCATCTGTTGTCGGCAACCAATCCTAAAAACTGGTCAATTCTGCCGCCAGTTTTCAAGAACGATCTTTACGTCAATTGCCCGATGATCCGCTATGTGGGCGATGTGCTCTATATGGCCTTCATGGAATGGACAGGAAGCCAGCACGTTACGTTCATTGCCCGGTCTTTTGACAAGGGCGTGACTTGGGAACGCGGCCTTGGCGCTGATGGCCAAACCGCTGCTCTTGTGCCTATCGCTGGCGAGGGCAATAACAATTCCGACATGACGCTGTGTGAGTTCAAGGGGCAGACCTATATCCTGTACGGTCGCGGCGATCAGACCGCTTGGCTTGATTGCGTCAGTGCCGTTTGGCCGGGGACGATGAAAGCCTATTTCGAGCAGTTCTTCCCCAATGCCCCTACGTCTCCAGCGCCCGCCAATCTGATCCCGCTCATGACAGGCGAGACTACTAGCGGTGTTACGATCACAGCAAGTAGCGTACACGCTGGTATCTTTGTTCCCTGGTATGCTGGTGATCGTGACCAGACCACCTTCTGGCATTGCGCCGACACTAATGCTTATCCGCATTGGTTACAGGTGGGGTTTGCGGCTCCGCACTCAGTCACTGCGTACTCTATCAAGGCCCGTAGTGGGTTGCCTGAACAGGGGCCTAAGAACTTCACGTTTCAGGGCTATAACGGTGCGGATTGGGTATCGCTCGATACACAGACGAACCAAAGCTATACGAACGGCGTAGCAAAGACGTTTACGCTTTCATCCTCAGCCTCTTATGCGCAGTTCAGGCTGCTGGTTTCTGCCAATTTTGAGGGCTCGGCAAACCTGTCTATCGCTGAAATAGAGGTCGTTGGAACATGAAAGCCGAAACCTTCACCAAGATCAGGCCCATATTCGGCGGCTCTCTAACGCAGCCCCAGGTTGATGGCATTGAAACCATTGTTGGCGCATGGGCAAAGTATGGTGACGGATCGAACCGCCACCTAGCCTATCTCCTAGCCACTACAAAGCATGAGACTGCAAACACCATGCAGCCCATCTTTGAGCGTGGCCAGCGGTCGTATTTCGACAAGTACGAGCCCGGCACGAAGATCGGCAAGGCGCTTGGAAATGTGAAGCCGGGTGACGGCTACCTCTATCGCGGTCGTGGCTATGTCCAGCTTACGGGCCGTGCCAATTACGTCCGCGCTGGAAAGCTCCTGGGCATTGATTTGGCTGGTAACCCCGATCTGGCTCTTGAGCCATCGACTGCGGCGCGCATCCTGATCCTTGGTTGCCTTGAGGGCTGGTTTACCGGCAAAGCGCTTGGCGACTATATGACCTATAAGGACATGCGCCGGGTAGTCAACGGAACCGACAAGGCCGACTTGATTGCAGGCTATGCCCAGCAGTTTGAGAATGCGCTAGGCACAGAGGCAGTTAAGCCCGCTCCTCAGCCATTGCCGCCCGATGTACCCAAACTACCGCCAGTGGTCACGCCTGTGCGTTCTAACTGGCTAAAATCGTTCTTCGCCTCTATCTTCTCTCGCTAAACGCATCAAAGGAAAACCTGACAATGAACTCTAACCTGTTCCATAACATTCTCAATGTCATCATGGCGCTTACCGCCATTGCCCTGCTGCCAGAAATCCAGTCCATTCTACCGGCTGAAATTGCGGTGGCTGTAGCCAGCGGCGCGGCAACGCTCAAGCTGGTTGTCAACGTCATTCGTGATGGCATTACCGGGCTGGCTAAAGAGCAGCCTCCTGTCAAATGACCATTGTTGTCAAAATCCTGGTGGCCATTGGGGAGTTCTTTATCTCCATTGGCCGCAGGATCGGTAAGGTAGAAGCCAATGCGCAGTCCCAATCCGAACACAACCAACGCGTTGCGCGGGCTGACGCTGCTAGGGATGATGATGCTGGTGACGGGGTGTACGACCCTAGAAACAGAGACAATCGTTAGCGACTTCTGCTCTATCGCCACGCCGATCACTTACAGCCTGACCGAAGATACACCAGAAACTGTGTCGCAGGTCAGGTCACATAATAGGGCTTACGATGCTGTCTGCCCAGCCAAATGACAACCATACGCAGCGTCAGGCGTTAGTAGAACATGAGCACCATGGCAGTTCCCGATAAAGAATTCTGGGTTCTATCGCAAAAGGTAGAGGACCTAACCACGCGCGTCAGGGAAGTACGCGATGAGGTAAAGGCCATAGACGCCAAGGTTGATGGCATCCTAAGCCGCTTTGACAGGATCGACGGCGGAATGCGTATTGCTATGGCCGTCTCTGGGTTCCTTGGTGCTGCCGCCATGCTCTTTCTGACCAAGGTTTTGCCCCTGCTCTTTGCTGGCCTTCCCCGCATTTAGCTCCATAGCTACCATTAGGATTGTGGAAATATAGCTTGTGTCAATCATTGGGTGACCTCTCCAAACGATGCGACTTCCATTTTCAGAAGAGCCGTTCTAGCTGTTTTTGTAGAAACTGGCTCATCAAAGCAATCGAAGTTGCCGGTCTTGTTAAAGATTTTTTGCGCCATCGTATCATTATAGCTGGCGATATTCTCCAGAGCTGCAACCGCAATATCTAATCGTCGGATAAGTTCAGCAACGTCGCTCATCCAATCATCTTCATGATTGGTTACGCCAGCCATAGAACCTGAGAGCGCCTTGATCATGGTTTTGTCCATTCTCTCATCCTTATCATCTACCATTGGTTACTACCCTCTTAGATTGATGTTAGAGGGGCTTGGGAGGGGTTAGAGAACAAAGTCTTGTGTTCTCTTGGCAGGTGGGGCCAACCGATTACGCCTAGCAATAAGCGCTTCAAGCCATTCCTTACGCTCATCAATCTCATCCTGAACTTCGTTAATGCGCTTCAGTATGTCATTTAGGTCCATGCCTTTTAGTGCGTCCCAATTAGCTTGGATTGCGGCGTCTTCAGCATCTGACTTTTTACTCATCCCTCTATATCCCTTCTCTGTTTATGGGTGGGGTTGGGAGTGAGGCGTAAAAGGATTTGTTGAAATCCAGAGCCGCGAGGTATGGGGATTTGCCGAAGCCCGAAACTCCATCCTGCAAATTCGCCCCGAACAGCCAGCAATACTCACTGCCGTCAAGCGTCAATGATGGCCTCAGAACGGCAATAAGATTGACCTCGGCGGCCTCGATAATTGCGCCCTCATAGACGCCTTGAACGTAGCCAGAAACTTCAGGTCTGCTCATTTCGCATTCTCCCTCTTATCCAGATATTCCCGTATTGCCAGCTTGGTTACGTCAGAGACAGTTCTGTTATCTCTTGCCGCCTCTAGTGATAGACGGTGTTTAAGATCGGCTGGGAGGCGAAGGTCAAGGCGGGCGGTCATTTGCGAACCTTGAAATTGCGGCCAAAGATCGACTTTCCGACATGCTCGACTTCCGCAAAATAACCAGCCCTAAGGTCGGGTTCAACTTCTTTGCGAAATTGATCCTGGTCCTTGAATGCAGCGCCGCTAAGGCTCTCTCTCAGTTCTTCGGCGTACTCTTTAACGATAGCCATTTGTCATTCCCTCCATCTGATACCCGTACAGTGTCACACATACCCATGGTAGTCAATAGTCATAATCATCACCTGCTATGGCAATGGTAGAGGGCTTAGGAATGAAGGGGTTACGGCCAGACAACTTCGACACTAAGACCGGTTCGGTTCTTCCCGAAAGTTCCCCTTTGGTCTTTGGCGTGACGGAAGGGAAGCCATGTAGCGCCTTCGTTTTCGCATACGATCACTTGCCCATCCAGTTCCCGACAGAACGCCCCTAGAGCCTCGTAATCAATTTTATTGAACGTGTAGTTCCTGCCCTTCACTTGGTAAGGAGGGTCTATGAACCAAGTGGCTCTGTCGTCATCCCTTAATTGGTCGTACTCGCCCTCATAAATTTCCCAATTACGTATTTTGTGCAGCTGGGATGAAATGCGTTGTCTGACAGCGCTTCCCCATACCTTGCAATCCGATGAATTCTCGTATTGCCGAGCCCATGCTCCCTTAGTTTTGCACGGTTCGGTATTGCCCTTGTTGATCCAAAAGCCGATTAGCCACTTTGCCTCTTGCGGGATAGCAAGATCATCAACGCTATCAAACATAAGAGGCAGATCGTTTATCTCCTCCTCCTTGACGTTAATGAGGTATTCCCAAATACCTACAATTCTAGGGTTTTTGTCAATTAGCTTGGCCCACGGCGCTTCCCATCTGACTGAATAGGCGGCACTTCCAGCAAAAGGCTCAATAACTGTTTCGTGCTCCGGCGCTCCGTAAAACTTTGCCATCTGCCATTTGCTGCCAAGGTAACTAAAAAACGGCTTCATTCGCTCTTTCTTCCTTATTGTTGCGACATGAGATTTAGAGGATATACGGATCATCATTAGCGGATGCGGTCATGCTGTGCGCCTCTGCAAGAATTGTCTTTGCTTCCTCTTTTGGAGCATCTAGGATGGTTTCGTAACCGCGATTTACAGCCATATCGTGAGCGAGTTGCATGGCTCTAATGTTGTTTGCCATTTCTTGGATAGCCTGATTCTTCGTGATGGGAGTAACTCCGTCATCGCTGAGATACGGCCTGACCTTTGTCTTATTGAACGGCTTGATGTTGCCCATCTTATATTCCTTCATTTCCAAAGCCTAATCTACAGAACCCCCAATAGAGTTAAGCCCGTTTTCGTAAAGCTTGAGGGAATTTTCCACGTCAGACAGGTGAAGCTGAATACCGGCCTCGATAGCCTCGAACTGACGGCGCGCAAGGTCTAGGCGAGTTTGAAGATGGAACCGCTCCCCCTCCAAAGCCTTGATCGCAATATCAAAGGCGTCCCGATGTTGAGCCAGCCTTTGCACCATCACAGACGTTTGCCCCTTAACCGTCTCAGCAAATTCTACCTCTGCGGCTTCTACGTTATTAACGGCTACGGCTTTACGTGTGGTCATTTCCGATCCTCCGGCAACGATTTGCGCGCCTTCGCATACATTTCGACACGCCACTGGTTGACCAGGCTATCCAGCGTCTCAATCGGCAAGTCTTCAACTGCTATCGAAGGAAGCGCCGTCATACCCTCCTGCTTCGGGCGAGGCGGCAAATCAATGTTGGCAAAGTTTGGTGTCTGCCAAGGTTTAACTTTCATGGCTATCATTGCGTCCGTCATTCTCAATCTCCATTATGTTTCAGTCTTTGTAGAAAGGCACGTTTAGGCCAGTTAGTTGGACCTGACCGGATAGGGTGTTTAGTCTGGCGGCGTGTCTCAGGATCGGCTTGGCGACGAATGCGGTTAGATTTGGCTATGGCTTTCACATCGGCGGCGGTCTTGATTTTGTGGCACTGCTTATGAGCGGGAGCTAGGTTGTCGTCCCCATCAGAGCCGCCTAGCTCCCTGCTAACCTGATGGTCGCAGTCCCAGGGCTCCTCTGGCCCGATCTTAGCCTTACACAGCCAGCATACGCCATCATGGGCTAGGAATATGCGGGCGCGGCGTGTCTTGCCGATAGAGGGGCGCTTAGGCGCGTAGCTCAACTGTACTTCCGATCAACTATCGGCTTTAGTTGCGCTTGAATGCGATCAAGGGCATACTGTAAATCAGTTACCTGCTCTACGCCCCACAGTTTCAGCTCAACGTCTCGATTGGCCCCGCTGTCCTCTTTGACATAAACCGAAATGGGCCACCCATCCGTGTAAGCGGTAACGGTCAGACCACCGACTTTCTTTTCAATCCTGCTCATTCCCCAGCCCTCGCTTTCAATTCCTCAATAGCACTACCATGCTCATCCGAAAACACTACCCCGCGCTCTGCCCCGAATGCCTCTATGAGAAGCATCAAATCCCCTAGCTCTGCCTTGGTCATGGTGGACGTATGCAGGCCGGTGACGACAAACGAGCCTTGTTCAATGCCAGGAACAACGCGGGACTTGCGCAGCGATGCTGTTGTTATGTCCTTCCAAGTTGCGGCGTCTAGCTTCTGCCCGTACCAATCCACTTGCTGTGCTAGATCGGTCAGCAATGACCATAGGCGTGAGTTTTGTGCCGTTGTGCGGGTTGCTGGCTTGATTGACACAACCCAGCCTACAGGGGCGTTCCTAACGGCCTCCATAGCGTTCTGACGCACGAGAGGGCTAATCAAATGGTACGCGGTCATTTCCATAGCTCCAGAAGGCTATCAGGAATTGGCTTAGGAGGCTGGTATCTCGCCAAGTACTGACGCTTTGCCTTACACCATGCTTTGTATGGAAACATGGACTTTTCACCGAATGGATAGCCCTCTTTCAAAGCATCTTTGCGTTGCTTTAGCGTAGCATCTGGCGGCAAAGATGCGTGTATCTCGCCTATGACTGCCCAGCTACGTTCTGCCCATACTCCAGCGGTCATGGCTGCAACCCAGAAAAGTCAGGCTCCTTATAGCCCTCGGGCTTAGTAAGCTGTGCCTTTCGGGCGTCCTTTGCGATAATCAAATCCTCGGCTTCTGTCCCGGTCAGGGTCTTGTCTGCCTTTGCCGCACCAAACACGGTTTTAAGCTCATCCAGCGTCTTTGCCGCAGTGATGGCTGACAAATGGCTTGGGAAGGTAGAAGGCCGCTGTACGGGCTCCGCTGCCCTCTCTCGCGCTTCATCCTTCAACTCCTGAACATACTTGCTGTCATCAAATAGGCCCATATGAACGTCAGCGCTCATGCCGATATGCTTCATGGCATTGCCAATGGCGTCGGTGAAAGCCTTCTTGAACGCTTCGTCATCGGTGCGCAGGCCAGCGGATTGCTTGACCACAACCATGTCGCCGCCAACGCCAAAGACGGGCTCAGACTTCTTGCCGTCCAGAATGTACCAGAGCGACAACCAGCAATAGACGGCAATCTGTCCTTCCGAAGCCGCTACGGTTTGAAATACGGGCTCAGAGAAGCCCCAGCCTGTACCGCAGGGGCCAAATTCTTCTGTCATCTTCTGTTCGGTATAGATCGGCTTGATAGCCGTGCCACCGAAGCCGCCAGCGCGCTTAAAGCCCTTTGTATGTGCTGGATCAGTTCGGCCCAGCTTGTTCCATAGGTCTAGGTTGCTCATGTGCGTTTCACTCTCAATGTGTCTGGGCCGGTCTTAATCTCGGCCCCTGGAACCGGACTACCTGCCTTGATCTGGGCTGCAATAGATGTTTTGTCAGCAATGCGCTCTGTCTTGAACGTGCCCTGCGGCAATGCGTTTAGGTCAGTGATGATGACGCTATCCCGGCCCGCACTGACGGCAATGGTAGCCTCTGGCAATGACAATGACCGAAGATTGGCCTTGGTCATAAGCTCTAGGATAAGCCCGCGCATGGCCTCAGCGCGCCTCGCATAGCGGGCCATACGCTCGGACATGAAGCCCATGCGGCCCTTGATAGCCTCTGCCATGCTCTCGGCCTCTAGCGCATGGTCTAATACGCGGGAAACGACCTCGTTAAGCTCTGTCTCCCCCTCCAGAACATCGGCCCTCAAGGCTTCGTCCTCTTGCAGTTCTGGATAAGCGGCAATGATGCGGTCAATCTGTTGGCTTAGGTGGCTAACATCAATCTTGAGATAGTCCGTCATTGCCCAGTACCCCTAATGTCGCCGTTGGCGTATGGCGCTCCATCGCTTGGAACGCATACGGCGTAAAGATAAAGCGGAGCCTCTTGACGCTTTTCTTCCCAAGCCTGAATGCATCGTTCCTCACTTCCATAAGGGATCGGGACCACTACAGAGGCTTGTCCAGCCATGATCAAAACCAGATACCAGAATGACCAACTCATTTCGTTTCCTCCGCAGCCTTGTTCAGCAGTTCCCGCGTTTCCTCTAGCTCCCTAGACAGATTGTATTTGAGGTTTTCAATTGTCTCTAGGTTGTCTGGATAGCCAGGAATGGCTAGGATGCAGGTAGTGAGGTGCTGGATATATCGAGCCCGCGATTGCAGGTTGACCAGCGTGTTCCAATCCTCAGTGAGTTTATACATTTCTCAGTCCTTATCTTTGGACTGGATATCAGCGGGCGATCCGTCTATAAATTGGATTGCCAACCAAGTCTCCAGAACTGGTTTGCATTAGAGGAGGGCTTGAGAATTTGCCTTCTCGCCCTCCTCGCTCCTGCCATTGTATATGTAGGCTGGGCAAGTGCAAGGCTATTCGGCTCGATTGCGGATAGCATCAGCCAGCATATCTGCGGCGTACTCTTGTCCAACTTGAGCGCATTCGTTTTCCAGCGCGTTTCCGAACGGCAAAATATCCGATGTGGTGAAGTTGTCAGCAACCCTTGCACACGCTTCGCGTTCGGCCATTATAGCGCCTTCTATCATAGCGTTCATGGCCTCGATAACGCCGACTTTTACCCATAGTGCGCTGGCTTCTTTATCTGCAATGTCGAACAAAGCCCTTCGCATGTCATAGCCAATTTGCGTTGCGCTTTTAACCGGTTCCTCACCCATTATCATATCTCCCTAAATCGTCGGTGCGTTTGCAGTGAGTGCCCATACAATAGACCCGATAATAGCTGTTGCTATCGAGAGGGCTAGGAGGGGGTTGCGGCTGATCCAGTGTTTCATTCTACCAACTCTATTTTGTCGTAGAAATCACCATCAACACGCGACATAATATCTTCAAAGTCATGGCCATCTAGGAAATAGCGGGCGGCTTCCAATGTGACCTCACCTGTTCCCAAGCAGGTATCACATTCCCCGCCGTTATTGACCTTCCCTGCCGGATCATGGCCACAGCAAGGGCAACCCAACCGGCCCAATTCGCCGCCCATGGCAGCGATAAATCCGTGGTCTGGATTATGGCAGGTTTCCTTACCGTCGCCAGCGCAGTCTGGGCAGACAAACATTAAGATCATTTCGTAGCTCCCTTTCTATCCATAACTGACGGTAGTTTCATTCCAAGACGTTCGGCTTCAATGCGTTGCCAGCGGCTTAGGAGAAGGTACAGTTCTTCATCGTCACGCATTACAGGCCCTCCAGTGCTCTACGCGCAGTCTGTCCATCCCATTTAGTCTGATCGTATGCGTCCTCTAGATCATCCGGCCACGGGCCATCTGCGATTAGTTTCAAAGCCGCTGCAAGCCGATCAATAGTATCCGCCGCTTCACCCATCGCTTTCATGCATTCCTGCGCAGCAATGCCGCCATAAGGCCCGCCGTTCTCTGGCTTATCCAGCGACACAAGATACCGCAGTCGGCTTGTAATTTCGGTCATATCTAAATGCCCCCACGCATATCGTGCCAAGCATCAGCCGCCGCATGTTCGCCGGTCGGGTCTTCTGCATCAGCCTTGCGCCGTTCCTGCATATCGCCAACATGGGCTAGGAAAATGTCAGGGCAGTCATCGTATGCATCCGCCCGATCATACCATGCCGCAGCCATTTCAGCCGTGACGTTGATGAATGTGCCAGCATTGGGGTCGGCGCGGAATACGCTGTCGGTCTTCTCGGAAAAGCTGCTGACGTTATCCAGAAATTCCTGGCGGCTCTCATAAACGATAGGCTCCTCGCCTACTGAGTTCAGTACGATCAGGACGGAGTTAAATTCGGTTAGGGTCATTTCCTCGTCTCCCAGGTTGTTCGATGACCTAAGATTGCATACCCTACTTTGTCGCGCAAGGGGGTTGACTAAATATTTCCATCAGGTACATTGGACGGCAGAAAGGAGACGGCATGAAATTTGATTTGCAACGTGAAATGCGCCTGTATGGACGGGGTACGGATATCGCCAAAGCTCTTGGCATAACCCGCGCCGCAGTGAGTGCCATGTACACTGGCAAGAAGCGCCCGACTGATACACTCCTAGCCCTTCTTGGCTGGGAACGGGTCGTAACGGAAACATTTAAGAGGGCTAAGAAATGACTGATCAAGACAACGTGGGAAAAACCAAGCTGCGGAGTTATGCGGAAAGGTTAACCCGTCTCCTAGATGAACAGACAGCCCTTGGGGAGGATATCAAGGCGGTACGGCAGGAAGCGGCCTCAGATGGTTACAACGTAAAGGCACTGAATAAGGCTCTAAAGCTTCTGGCCATGACGGTAGAGAAGCGAGAGGAGGCCGAACAACTTGAACTGGAAATTGACCTGTATGTCACGACCATTAGCGGGGAGGAATAAGCAATGAAGGGCGTCCCGAAAGGGCAAGTTCATCGCTACGATTACCTTCTCCAGCATATGTGGGAACCATGCGTAAAATGGCCTTTTGCCAAGGTTCCGTTTGGGTACGGAGTGCTTCGTCATGATGGCCGGAATACAACAGCCCATCGTCTTGTTTGCACAATAGTTCATGGGCCACCGCCTACACCGCTTCACCAAGCCGCTCATAATTGCGGTAAGGGCCATGAAGGGTGTTTCTCGGCTCTTTGCGTAGAGTGGAAAACGCGCGCTGAAAACCGAGAGGACGAGCTAATTCATGGGACGCGACCACGCGGAGAGCGTCATGGCCACGCAAAGCTAAAGCAGGACGAGGTTATCGCTATACGAAGCTCCCCGCTTTCGGACAAAGAGGCTGGCGTACTTTATGGCGTTAGCCGTGCCACAATATCTGACTTAAGAGCCAAAAGGACATGGGCATGGCTATGAAAATTATAACGATAGAGAGTGAGCATTTCCCAATCAGCGTCAATTCGTTGTTCGCAAACGTAGCTGGTAAGGGGAGGGTTCGCTCCAAACGATACCGCGCTTGGGCCTCTGCGGCAGGGTGGGATTTTGTAGGCAAGGGCTCGATAACCGGCCCATTTGAGGTTGCCATCATCCTAAGCCGAAAGAAGGCTAGGGCAAACTCAGATTTGGATAATTATGCCAAGGCCGTAATCGACATGCTGGTTACGCATAAGATCGTAGAGGATGACCACCTGCTCCAGCGCCTTACCCTGGAATATGGCGACTGCAAGGGTTTCTTCTGCGAAGTTCGCCCGCACTTCCCGCCTCTGTGAAAGGAACTTGCCATGAAGAAATATCTATGGGCGCTCGTCATCCTTGGCGTTGTGTTTCCATCCCTTGCAACATGGTCCTATGCGGCAAAGATTATGGGCATTCCGTGGTGGGTATCTTTCGCCAGCGGCGTCTGGATGATGCTTTCAATCCTGTACTTGGCCGAGCGTCTAGCCAAGAAGTAACCCCTATAGGGCGTATTGCCCGGAAAGAGAATGATGATGACCAAGTGGACTGCAAAGAAGTTGATTGAGATTTGCGAACAGTCTGTCGTTCCCGTCTCAAAATGGAGCAACCGCGATAGCCCGGAAGCTCAAAAGCAAATCGGCGAAGCTTGGGTTTATCTCAAGTCGGGCTGCAAATTCCGCATCCGAGACGATATGGGCGGCGGTGAAGGAACAATTTGGGTTGAAATCACCCACCCGAACTTCGGCACCTTTGATTGGGATGGCGGTGAGGAGGAGGAGACGTTTTATCTTCCAACGCCTGAACGTCTCGCAAGCCGCTCTGGTGGAGATTGGTACTAACCACCAAACGGATCAGGCCCCAGTGATGAACCGGGGCCTGACACAGGGGAGGAGGGAGAATGAGGCCGAGGAACCTCAACAAGAGTTGTATCGTGTTGGAGTGGTAGAAGCAAGAGGGCTTTGGAATGAAGGCTTGGAGAGGCGTTCGGCCATTATGGCTCTGGATATATTCTCTATGCGATCTTCCCTGGTTTGAATGCCGTTCTGTGGGATTTTATCCAATGCAGCCGCTGCCTTTTCCCAAATATCCTGCGGAATATCGCGTGGTTTAGTCAATCATCCCCTCCATCTTTAGGTGTCGTTTTCGATTGCTTTTAGCGCAGCTCGGAAATGGCGGACGCGCATAACCTCGCCAACGGCATATCGGGGAGACATTGCAGCGTACAGATCGTTATCGTGCTCATCTGCGCCAATGTCCCAAAGCGCCACTTGCGAGAATGGCTGTAGCGCGGCCTCAAGTTCTGCAATCCTAGCTTCTAGTTTGGCAACGTCGGTCATTTCTTTTCCTCTTTTTTCTTAGCTCTATATTTCCGCATGTATTCTGTGAAATAGCCGGGGCGGTGGCGGTTTAGGCTGCGGTCCTTGGGGGGATTTTTGCCCCCCTTAAACTCACTCACTTTTCGTGATCCAGAATGAAGCCGACCATTGCAAGCCAAAACGGGGTGGTGATGATGATCAGTTCAATTGCTGCGGTCATTTTTCTCTCCTCGGCCTAGTGGCCCTCTACTTGAGGGCCACACTGAAAACCAGCATCATAACGCTATTCTTGATTGGGCCTTCCACGAGGCACTGTGCAGCTACTTCTTTGAATGTCAGGCCGCTCAGTTCGCTGTAGGCTTTGATTGCTTCGTTGATTGCGGTGGTCATTTCGTTCTCTCCGTGTTTCCTGAGTATGAGTAAACACCATTCTGAGCACGTTGTAAACACCTATTTGCATTTATTTTGCAGAAAGAGAAACCCCCTCACAGAATGAACTGCAAGGGGGCTATTGCCGAGCGGGCTAGGAAGGGGTAGGGTTGAAGTTGAGCAGGCCGATTGTGGTGATCGCCTACTCCCAAAAGCTAAGGACAATAGCTAATGCAAATGCACAATACCCAAGCCCGTACTCCGTTGCAAGTGGCAACGTCATGAGTGATATGCCGTGGGTTAGGTTTTTCCCCTCAGACTGGTTAGGCGGCACTCGTTCATTGAGCGCGGCTGAAACCGGAATTTACATCACTCTGGTGGCGACGATGTACGAGCGCAGTGCGCCGATATCGTATGACCATGCCAAGCTTGCGCGTCTGTGCGGGGCTTCCAATTCCACGTTCAAAGCGGCTCTGGCGTCCCTCATTGAGGACGGCAAAATCATCGAAACGCCAGAGGGGCTTTGGAATGAAAGAGTGCAAAAAGAGGTCGTCTACCGTCAGGAAAAGTCAGAGGTAGGTTCTCGGGCAGCTAAAGTGAAATGGGATAGAAAGCGCAATGAAATCAATGAAACGACTGATGCGCCCGCAATGCCCTCGCTATCCGACCGCAATGCTAACCAGAAGCCAGAGTTAGAACCAGAAGCCAGAAAGAAAGAAGATAGTAAGAAAGAAGTTATTTTGTCGCCTAAGGCTCCAAAGCCGCAAAATGGCTCACGCCTATCTGCGGAATGGGCTTTGCCTAAAGCGTGGGGGGAATGGGCACTTGAGAACGTTGCAGGATCGACGGTTGAAACCATCCGTTCCCAAGCCGAGCAATTTCGGGATTACTGGGTAGGCAAGGCAGGGGCAGGAGCCCGTAAGGCCGATTGGGAGGCAACGTGGCGTAATTGGATGCGGAACGCCAAGATCAGCCCCCGCGCCTCCCCAGCCCAAACGGGACAACCCCGAAACATATTTGAGGCATCCACCCAACTCTTGAACGAACTGAAAGCAGCAGAAAATGGCACCCGATCCGACCAGATTGATAACCGCCCTGAACCGCCTATTCGCTACCTTGCCGCTTCCGAACGCTAGCGCCGATCCGAGGGAAGCCCTGCGGGTCTATTGCGAGGCATGTTCCAACTACTCCGCAGACGATGTTGAACTAGCCGTAAAGCAGTTTATTGAGGGAACGGTAAAGGGCATCAATGCAGCCTTTGCGCCAACCGCCCCGCAGTTCGTAAGCCAGATGCGGGCGAACCTGGAATACACCGGCAAGATCAGGGCCGGGAAAACTGCACTGCTGGAGCAGTTCAAGGAACAGGAGCGCGACGAGGAATGGGCGACTAAGCGAACGCCAGAGGTCAAGGCCCACGTAAAGAGGCTTGTTGAGGCTTTCGTAAACAATACGGACGATAAGAAGAAGCCAAAGACGGCTGAGCAGATCGCGCTGGATAAGGAAATGCTGCGCAGGCATGACCAACTCTTTGCCGATCAGTTCATGGA